TATTTTTTCATGGTTGTATAACTTCTTTAATTCTCTAACCCTGCCAATATAAGTTCCACTGTTTATGTATTTAAACCTTGTAGGTGCGTTTGGAAATTCTGTTGCTAGTTGATCATGTGGATAACAAACCAACTCGCCACTAAAAACTATTTCTTTATTAAATTCTAAAAATCTTTCCGTGATTGTCTGAAGATCATCAGCGTAAAAAACATCATAGGCATCTGTAAATAAAACTATGTCATCATCATGCAAGTGTTCTACATAATCTTTCATAAGGTTTATCTTCATGCCCCCACCCATTGCAGACATATCAGTTCCTTGCCATTCTATGTTTGTGCCTACATTAACTATATCTATTCCGTATTTTCTAGCACTGGTGTTTACATGAATGCATTTTTTTCTATCTGTACCACAAGTTACTGCGTGTACTTTATAAGGTCTAAAAGGTTTGCTGTTTTCTATGTCTGATTGTGATAAATCTCTATGTATTTGGTTACAAGCATCTTCTTTTAAAGCAACTATTTGCAATGATGTTGTTTTTAAGACTTCGGGCAAAAACTCATCAACTGGTATAAAGTCATTGTAATTAACTGTATGAAGTAATTTTTTTGCACCGAGAGGGTGTAAACAATATGCAGTCATATTGTATGGATAGCTTGGTATTTCTATAAAGTCATTTATTGGGGTAACTTGGTCAGGCTCATTTTCGTTGCGTTGCAAATAAATAAAATAATATTTTTTTATAAGTTCCTCATACCTTGATTCATCCCAGTGATGATTGATGATTGCATCATCTTCCATGACTATTACTGGTTGATTTAATTCAACACACCTTTCCCAAGCTTTTATGTGTGATAAAAAACAAGCTACTTCGCTTTGTTGTAATGGTCTGTTTCTAAATGGGTCTACCCAATTTTTTCTTGCATTAATATGTCTAAAGGTATTTGCTTCCCCATCAATGGCTTGTATGTACTCAAAGTTTTGTAGATTGTTTCTTTGAAACTCAGCTTTTCTATCTGCCCTTCTGAGCAGTGATATAACGAGTTTTTTCATCTAATAGCGTATATATCTCTTTGTTCTGTATAAACAATGTAGCCTTGTTCCTGCAACAATTTCGCAATATATATATCATCTATATGCATATGCTCTAACTTGATAATAGTAGGCTTAATATTCCAAGAGTAAGCATTAATAATATTCATTTCATGCCCTTCAGTATCAATCTTAAGATAGTCAATAGATACAATTTTATGTTTGTGTATTAGCTCGTCTAAAGTTAAGCATGGCACTTCAATCGTTTCAGCTATGAGATTTTTATTCTCATCATAATCAAACAACCTTTCTCCAGTATGATGATCACTCACAACGCTTGATATTCCTCTTTGCCAAGAATTTTCAAGGCTGTGGTCACTTCTAGCCACAACAAATTCTAATTTTCCGTTGTAGTCTGATATTGCTAAGTTTTCTAAGATAAGATTTTCAGAATTTTTGATTTCTTCAGATTGTTTTTTTAGGTTTCCAAAATATATTGGTGCAGGTTCGCACATAATACCTTTCCACTCTCCACTTTCTATAAGTGGTAGGTTAGTATCAAAATCACAAGTACCTATTTCTATAAATGTTTTCATCTCCATTTAGGACCCTCTATCCATGCTACAAGGCTTTTTCTTATGCCTTTGGTTACTGGTTTTACACAATGACTTATTACGGATGGAAAAGCAAGAACAGTACCCCTGTTCCTCAGTTCTTGTGCGTTTGGTTGTTCATATTGTTTATCAAATATAAAATCACCACCCTCATAATCTTCTGAATCTGATAACTGGATAGTAATGCTTATTTTTCTATCGTATTGGCTAGAGTTTCCCCAAAAGGTATCAAAGTGCCAGTCATAGAAGTCTTCTTGTTCTCCATTATAGATAGTGTATTGAATGTCATGGAGTGAAGTTATATTGAAGCCAAACGCTTTTCTGTTTGCTTGTGTTGCATAGTCAAAAAGTATTTCGTGAATAAATTTAGAGTTTACATCAGTAGGCTCTATCCATCGGACAGTTGAACTTCTTACTTCGTTATTATTTTTTGCTGTATCTAAGCCGATTGTTGCATCTTGTACTTTATAATATTCACATTCTGTAATGATTTGATTGCAAAGATCATTGGATAAGGCTTTATCCCACATCTGCCATATGGCGTTCATAAACTCTCCTTAGTTATGATTTTTACATCATAACATAATTAAAATATAAAAATTTTAAAGGTTTGAATGTAAGGAAACAATCTCACTACTTGCTGCTTCAACTACACCTAAATCATATGCCTGTGTTACTTGTGCATCTTCGCCAACAGCTAGTGCAATGTCATTTTCATTACAGTGTGTAACGAGCTTTGCAATAATTTCTTGTTTAGCAATTTTTGCTCTAGCTTGTGCTGCATTTAGAATCCAATCGTTTACATCGCTTGTGATGTACTCTAATGATTTGTTTTCTGTTGTTGTTAATGTAATTGTGTAATCCATAATTTCTCCTATGATATTAATTGCCCTGACCACCTTGTTAACATACCACTAAGCCCACCAAGAACGGTAATTGAACCTGAAATTTCTATATAAGATTCTAGGTAATCATTGGTAGCAAGTTCTATTATAATAGTTGATGCAACTTGTGCATAGTGAGCAGTAGTGGTGTTTGCACCCCCATTTCCTTTAAAACCCCAACCACCAAAAAAAGGATTTCCTGCTCCATTTTTTCTCACGCCTATCCCCATATATGATAGACCATATGTGTTTGAATCTATAGAAAGCTGAAGAAGCATCAAATATCTTCCTGATACTGGTGCTGTGAATCTTCCATTGGTGGTATTGTAGTTTCCACCTTTATCATGTGCTTCACTAGCCATGGTTATTTTAGTAGAACCACCACTCTGAACTACATTAGATGTAGGATAAACCATAAATGATGGTTGAGTTGGAATTAATAGTCTGCTCCCATCAAATGTCAGGTTAGCTTCTGCATTAGCAGTTACACTACCTGTTGCTGTTATAACTCGGTTATTGGCATTGTTACTTATTGAGACTGAGCCTGTCGGTCCAGTTGGTCCAGTTGGTCCAGTTGGTCCAGTAGCACCTGTTTGTCCTTTCTGTCCTTTAGCACCAGTTGGTCCTGTAGCCCCAGTTGGACCAGTAGGACCAGTAGGACCAGTAGGACCAGTTCCACCTGTAGCACCAGTCTGTCCTTTTTGTCCTTTAGCACCAGTCGGACCAGTTGGTCCTGTACTTCCAGTTGGTCCAGTTGCACCTGTTTGACCTTTTTGACCTTTTTGACCAGTTGGACCTGTTGCACCTGTGCTTCCTGTTGGACCTGTGCTTCCTGTTTCTCCCTTCTGACCTTTTGCTCCACTTGGTCCAGTCGGTCCAGTGCTTCCTGTAGGTCCAGTTGGTCCAGTGCCACCAGTGCTTCCTACCTCTCCTTTCTGACCCTTCGCTCCTGCAGGACCAGTCGGACCTGTCGGACCAGTTCCACCTGTTGAACCAACCTCGCCTTTCTGTCCCTTTGCTCCTGTTGGTCCTGTTGGTCCTGTTCCTCCAGTAGGTCCAGTAGAGCCTACTTCGCCTTTCTGACCTTTAGCACCAGTTACACCAACTTCACCTTTTTGACCCTTATCACCTGTAGCACCCGTGGGTCCTGTAGCACCTGTGGGTCCTGTACCACCTGTCGCACCAACCTCTCCTTTTTGACCCTTTGCTCCTGTAGGACCTGTAGGACCTTGTAAAGCTACATCTGCAATAGTGCCTTTCTCCCAAGAGCTTGCACTAACATCGTAATATGGAATTAGGTCTGAACTTGCAGCATCTGTACCCGTGGTAAAACCAGTAAGGGCTGAGCCTACATTTGCTGAATCTGTTACATCAGCACTGGCTTCTATTCCATCAAGTTTTGTTCCGTCTGTTGCAACGTCTCTTCCGTCTACTGTTCCTGAGACTGCTATGTTGCCTGTAACATTGATAGCATGTGAGAAATCAAACTCATCGTTAGTTGCATCCCAAAGAATTGTAGCATCGGTAGAAGCATCTACAGCATCTTGAATAGTCAGACCTGCACCATTAGCAGAACCTGAAGTATCTCCTGCCCCAGCATTTACAGTTATGTTCTTATCTTCGACATCTAGGGTAGCTGTGTTTAAAGTTACTGTAGTACCTTGTACAGTTAAATCACCACCAACTACAACATTTCCTGTAGTTGTTAATGTGGCTGAATCAATATGACCTGTTACGTCTATGCCTGTGGAGGTTGTAGCTAGTTTTACTGCGTTGTCGTGATAAAGCGTTACAGCACCATCTGTACCAATAGTTAAACCTGTTTCATCAGCAATATTTCCCGTAAGAAAGTTAATAGCATTCCCACCAGAAATGTTTAAAACTCCATTTCCTTTTTCTTTAATGTAACTATTACTACCATCATGGTAGATTTCTAAATCTGAGCCTGCTCCAAAGACTGCTTTGTCATTATCAGCAAACAATATGTCGTTGCCATTAGATGCTAGATCACCACCTAATTGAGGGGATGTGTCCTCTACGACATTGTTTATTGATACAGCTTGTGCTCTTGCATCGGTGTAATAGAGATTTGTGTTTTCAGGTACTACGCTTGTATCAAGTGTTGTTGAAACTGCTTGATTAGACCCATTACCCAAGAATATTTTTCCGTCATTAAGGTTTGGTACGGCATTAGATCTTCCTGCACCTGTAATAAATATTGATCCAGCAATTGCATCTGACCTTGTTACTTTTGCTATCTTTTGTAAAGCAGAAGATTCTCCTGTTGGTGGGGTGTCAGTTAAAGATCCGGGTGTGTTTGATACAAAAAGCTCGTCTCCCACAGAGAAAGAGGATGTATCAATGTTGCTTAATATCCCGGTAGTATATACATCTACTGGGGTGTTTATAGATGCGGTGGCAGAAGCAACACCG